AACGTATAACAAGTTATGCAAAGACTTTCCGAAAGACTTTAGTTGGGACATAGAAGAAGCCAGCGACATGACCGAAGGATCACAGCAACTGGCTTGTACTGGTAACAACTGCGAACTTTAACGTTCACTACTGGGGAGCTTCGGCTCCCTAGTCTTTTAACCAGTCCTGTGCCAGCCTTCCAAATGGCAACCATCCAAGCACTTCACTTTTTTCTAAATAGTCTTCCCATTCTTTACTGCCGAATCCGAACTGCGCCGCATCGACAAGCGGAGAAAACAGCATAGAGATAGGAGCAGGCGACACAGATTCTACCAGAGGCGCTGATTCACCTCCTGCTGCGCGTTGAAGTTGATACGTTCCAATAAGGTTAGCAGTCGTAGCGCCTAACATGTGATCAGCCCACCTCATAGGTATGTTGTTAAGAGAAGGTGCGTCACCTTTCAGGGCTTGGCGTCCCTCATTTATAAATGCGTTACCACCGCCTACGACAGCCATGTAAGCGCCTGCGTTCTTGATCGCCTCTTTCTTATTGCCAGCCTTGTATTCTTCTACCACCAGCCGCTCTATCTGGTCTATCTGCTTAAGTCCAAACGTTCTTAGCATGTAGAGAACACGCCAGTTTGGGTTGTCTAAGTACCACTTAGGTAGCTGAGACATGTCACTTGGTTGTAGCCTTGCAAGCTGCGCCGCTGCAAACTCAGTTGTCATGTTAGTTTTCTTACCAGCTAACAAGTCTCTCTTAAGTCTGCTCATCTCGTTCTTTGTGAAGGCGTGTCCCCACTTCTCTTCAAGCTTACCTGTCCTTGCAAGCTTCTGACCCTCTTTAATGCCAGCACGTAACGCGACGTTCTTACCAAAACGGTCTACCGTTGTAAAGCCTGACTTCTTAAAAGAATACTCACTAAGTCGGCTCCAGCGTTGCTCCCACGTACCTACGCCTTCACCTATAAATTCACCTGTCGTTTGTCTAGCAAGTCCTACATCAGCAACAGACATATCAACACCGCGAAGACGCATCATGTCAACTATAGAATCTACAGTGTTGTCGTATCCGTAGTTAACCATGCTGTTGAATACATCACCTACGTTAAGGATTGCCGAGTAAGGGTTAGCAATGGTTCCCATGTACGCCATTTTACGCACTGTTGATATAAAACCACTAGGGCCACGACTTCCCATGACAACAAGACTACGCGCAAGGTCTTGTGCCTTGTCTGCTGTAGCTCTGTTGGCCTTCTCTAGCTCCGACGCTGCTTTAACCTCATTAAACACTGCGTCACCTTGGCGAACACTGTTGTTAAAACTCTTCAGTTTCTTTTTAGCAGCTATTGCTTTCTCAGCGTCGCCAGCAGCTTGAGCCTGTCTAATATCTTTGACAAGAGCCTGTCTCGTAACGTTTAGATTACGTAATTTTAACTTATCCATCAACGCTAACACACCATCGCTTTCTCTAAGCCACTCAACCGCTCTATCAGAAGGACTACGGTAGTTAGGAAGATCCAAGTCGCCCTCAATAAGCTGTTCTCTTTTCTGATCATAAGAAGACTGAGATGTTTTCTTGTTAGCTTTTGTAGTTCTGAACCCGTCGTCTTGCCTCCTGACAAACTCTGACGGCCAGTAGTAAGGGTCTACCTCAATAGAACTGTCTAGTTTTTTCTGACGCTCCAAGCCAACTGCCTGTATACGTGCTCTCATAGCTTCAAAACCATCAACAGTTTTCTGCCCGTAGTTCTGCTTCAAGTGCTGTACCAATTGTTCGTAAGCGTTTTTACGCACCTCTATATTGCCTTTAGGATCTTTAGCATTTATCTGGCTCATGTTTAACATCAACCGTTTAGCTGTGAGATCTTCTTGAACAAAGCTAAGAAATTCTCTAGTGTTCGGTGCGGTTATTATGTTTTCTGTGTCTGCACCGCGACGAGCCATAGTGCTTCCTACACGCTGTATCGCACTTGCAAAGCGAGGGCCTACATATTTTGAACTTTGTCTTTGCAGACTTCCAAGCTTATTAGTAAACCAAGCTTGAAACTTATTGGGATTGTACCTACCGTTAACAAAACCTACTTCATCAGCTAGGGTTCCTAACCTGCTCCTAAGTTCTTTTTCTGTAACGGTGTCAAAATTAATGACAGCCTTTCCAGTCACAGCTTCGGCAGACCGCAGCTTAGAAACCGGAACGCCCAAATCATCAGACACAGCTTGCAGTGCTTTACCGTAGTCAAGACCCTCTAAAGATTTCCCAGTCTCGTTAAAGTACTTTAAAGCGTACTCATCCATCTTACTTTGAAAAGCCCCTATAACTTCATCAGCCATTGGAACCATCTTGTAAGTTTTGCCGTCAATCTCTTCGGTTAACTTACCCTGAAGATAACGCTTCGCTTGCAAATCTCTTTCTAATGCTTCAGCTAACTCTTCAGATTCTCTAATAGAACGGCCTTCAGCGCGTCCAAGAAAACCACCTACTGTACCGCCTAAGCCAGCAGACAAAGCCCCTATCTTAGCAGCTTGTTCAGCACGTTCTGCGAAGCCGCCTTCAGCTTCCATGAAACCATAGACAGTACCTTCAGCGCCTGCTACAGATCCCTGACGAAGTGCACCGCCCAGCGCAGTCTTACCTACGCCTGCCATTTTCATAAGGAAAGAACTAGGTATCAGACTAGAACCTATAAGAGTGCTGTATCCTAGAACTGGATGCTGCTCAAAGAAGTCTGACTCTATCTGCCGCTCTTCTGCTAGAAGGTCATCATAGTCTCCTCCAAACAAAACACTGCGCGTCTTTGCTCTAAACTCGTCACCGAGAATACCAGCAGTAAAGCCCTCAAGAGCAATCGAAGGCATTGCGTAAAGCTCTTCACCGACTTCTAGCGGATCGTTAACCCTACGCCGTACCTTTAACAGCCTTTCCGTAAGCTCTTCAGGCGCGTCAAGATCGGAAGCTTTTTTAAGCAGTGCGTCAACCTGAGCAACGTTTGAACGATCTTCTTCAACACTTTCCAATCCCTCAATCTGTCTGGATTGCTGAGTAGAAACCCCCTCAAAACCGCTGTCGCTTTCCTGTACAATACTAAGCAAGCGATCCAGCATTTCTTGAGGAGCTTCAAGATCTACGGCTTTTTTGTAAAGCCTAAAAGCTTCTACTTTATCTCTAGTTGCCACTTAAAGAATTCTCCTCTTCTAGTGTTCGTTGGCGCTCTGCTTCTAACGCCAGCAGATCATTTCTTAGCTCGTCCAACTCTGAAGGTTGTTCTGTATCTTCGGTAGCTTTCTTACCGGACAACTGAGTAGCAACAAGAGGGAACACGTCAATAGCTTCTGAGTAGCTGCCAGTTTTCTGGTACACTTCAGCCGCTTTTACAGCCATTTCAGCAGCCGCCGCTTCTTCTTCTTCATCTGTATCGTAGAGCCATCCCGTAGAAACACTTTCGCTTTCAGCATAAGCCATAGCTTGATCTTTAAACATCTCAACCACAGTCGCTTTAGGTATAGTCGGGCCTGACAAGTCAGAAGCAATCTTATTAGCTATCATAGTGCTGGCATTTTTAGGATTTGATTTTGCCAGCTTCATAAAGCTTTGAACCTCAGCAGAGTCTTCTTTAGCGTTGAACATTTTAGCTACTTCTGCGGCAGTCATGGTAAACTTACCTGCTTCAGCAGCAGTTCTTAACGCATCTACCTGCAAATCCCTAGCGTCTTTCTCTGTAGACACAGCATCCCATATACCAGACATATTAGGATACCTTGCATTGAACGCTTCTTTTCCTCCGGGCTGCCCAACAGCGGCTCTAGCAGCGCGTGTCGCTTGTTGATACTGTGCGCCTTCTTGTTCAAGTACCTGCATAGCTACTCTGTGATCTGCACTGTTTACCCATTCTGCGTATTTTGCTTTCGCCATAGTAAACTGTTCTTTGGTTAACTCAAATGCCTCTACACTGCGATCAAAGTTACCCTGCGCTCGCGATTCTTGATTCCTTGCTGCGGCCTGTTGGAACACAGCGTTCTCAGTACGCATAGACAAAGAACCTGCCGACGTTATTTGCTCTGGCGTTGCAAACGGATCGTTCTTTACAATGTCCATTGCTTCTTGCTGTAGCGCATCGGCCTGCTGCTTTTTAACTTCAGGAGTTGCTGGCCCCTTAAAGACTTCAACCATTCTTTGCTGTACTGAAGACAAGTCAGAAGCTGTACTCTGACGCGCCTGTGTTTGACGAAGCGTTTTAGCAGAGGATAAAAGCTGTGTTCCAACTTCGGGATTGGCTGTATTCAAAAACATACTACCAACACGCTCAAGAGCAGCAGGATCGTCGCTCTTCAGTGCCGAGCCTAATTGATCCATCCTTTGTTTTTTAGCTTCACGCTCTTTAGCTACAGCAGGAGCCTGACCAAGCGTAGTGCCAAGCTCAAACAAACCTTGGCTGTAACCCGGCTGCGTCAGCGACTGTATAAAACCTTGTCCAAATTTAGCCATCTTAAAAATCCCCTGTGTAGTACGGGTTGTTGTTTACGTTGGCACCCTCACCAAACGCATCGCTTACGTCACCGCTTCCTAATAAGCCTCCTAACAACCCTCCAATAGCTGAAGCACCACCTCCAAAAATCTCAGACAAACCACCAAAGCTATCTGTTGGAGTAGACAAGCCACCAATTAGTCCAGTACCTAACTGACCCATCAGGTTAGCTTGTCCCAGACCAGCACCCAACAACGCCTCAAGACCGCCCATAGCGCCTTCGCCAAATAGACCTGCGCCGTAAAGCTGACCGCGCTGCTGTAGCTGTGGGTAAAGCTCACTGCCTTGCATAGCTGCTAGTAGTTGTGATTGTGGTATGTAAGAGCCACCCAAGGCTCCTAGACCTAGCTGTTGCTGTCCACTTAACATTGCCATGTCTTGTGCAGACAACTGAGAACCCATGCCTGTAAAGGCTTGACCAAGTTTAGCCTGCTGCATCTGCTCTGATTGCCCTTGCTGTATTGCAGCTAAGGAGGCTTGGTTTTGCGCTTCCCCTTGCGCCTTAGCCATTGCAAGTTGCTCAGGAGTTCCGCCGTACATGTTAGTAGAGACACCTGAGCGCCCTTGGTTAAACAGACGCTCCTCTAGGGCCATACGCTGTCGTTCTTCTTCTGGACGTTGCGTAGCCCGGATGCGCTCGTAAACGTCAGCTTCACGTTCGCCTGTAGGCATACCAGCAGAAGTCATAAAGCCGCCACCAAGCCCGTAAGCCTGCTCTGCTGCTTCGCGTCCTGCCTGCTGTCCGTAAGGTGTAGCGCCCAGTGTTGACTGCGCTTGGTTCATTAACATACCCTGCAAGGCTTGCTCTTGTGGAGACCCCGCCAAAGAAGCTTGTCCAGTTGTAGGATCGTAACCAAACTGACCGCCTGTTGCAGACGTTACGCTGAAAGGCTGGAACTTTGACTGATCAAGTCCCTGCTGTGCAATCTGCATTGCGCCCTGCTGCGCTACATCTCCAATCTCACCAAGCCTGTCGTACGCGCCCTTGGCAGCAGCGCCGCCACCTAGAAGACCCAGAGCAGGCCCGATACCACCTAAAAAATCTGTAAATGCAGACATTAGTAATTACCTCCGTCAATCGTTCCTGTCGATAACGTACCCGTAAACGTAAGGGCAGGTATCGTTACAGTCCCAGTAAACGTAGGGCTGTCTGTGTTAGCCTTAGACGCTACTGCGGTTGCTATGTTAGTAAACTCTGTACTGAACTCTGTACCGCGAATAATCTTGCCACTGTCTCCAGAAGGCAATGAGTCCTTAGCGGCAAAGTCTGTCGTCGGGGTATAGTTGCTCATAGTGTTTTACCTATTAATGCTAGTACGTTGATTTCTTGTAGTGATAATGCAAAGCCATTGATGTCTGACTCAAGACCAATAGTGACTACGCTGCCGTCACCTGTTGTGTTGATAGCGCGGCGTGACACTAAAGTTCCACCAGTAAACTCACCAACTGTAAACTCGCTAACTCCGTAGAACGCTGGAGTCTGGTTGCCTACTGTATACTCTTGAGTTCTGTACGAAGTATCAAAGTCGTAAGCCCAGTTAACAAAAACTGTAGCTGAGTTAGCGCCTACAATAGTTGGTCTTAGCTTCTTTAGAATCTTAAGCTTAGAAGGATCACCAAAGGTTAAGCCGGGGCTGTAGTATCTAAAACGATAAGAAGCTCCGTTGTCTGAGTAGCCTGAATATTCGCTCAAGCCGTAAGTGTTCCCTACCAAAAACTGACCGCTTCTTAATACCTCAAAAGAAAAGAAAGCTGAACTGGGCCAGCGTGTGACTCTATACGATCCGTTTTCTGTAGTGCCTTTAAGATCAAAACAGTACGTAAGGTTATTAGAGGGGAACGACACAAGGTAAAACGTATTGTCTGGTGAGTAGATAGTCGAGACATGTCCCTGTCGATTAGCAATAGTCTCAATAAACTCTGTCTTGATGTTGCCGCTAAGATCGCTAATGGGCATTGACTTTTCTTGTATGGTTCTGCCAAAGCTTCTAAGCCCTGTGTCATCTAGGAATAGAACGTCAGTGCCGATGTGCTGAATAGAGTTGCGACATACACAACCAACACCCGGAACTGTATCGGCAATTGACATAGTAGCTGGCGAGTCAGCGCCTTGATATACAACAATGCTATGCCTACCAAAAATAATTAAAAGATTGTTGTGAGCAGTTACGCCTATAATTCTGTCTGAACCATCAGGCCAAGCCTTAGAAATATCTATAGATCCAGACGATCCACCAGAAAAATCTGTGCCAATAAGCAAGTCAGACCAATATATAACCTGTGAGTCTATGTTGCTGTCAGTTATCCAAAGCCTGCCGTAAGCTGCTAATGCTTCGTTGCACCAAAGATATGTAGGCGTTGCACTGCCTGTGTAAGCAGCAAAAGTCTGGACACCACCAGCGTGTGTGTAGATAAGCGGCTCTTGTCCTCTCTGAAAAAAGTACGCTGCGTTGTTAAAGTTAACAGAACGCCAGTCATTCTCTGCAACGGTATAGCCTCCCGGAGTTTCGTCTACCAGCGTGGCTGTGCCAGAAAGTATCTTATCGTTTCCAAAGCTAAATACCTTTTCGTTACCAGAGCCATCAAAAAACTCATGTATAGAATGTATGTAGTCTGTACCGAGCGCCGTTTTGTTTGTTGTTAATGTATCTAAACCTTGACGCGCAGCAATTCGACCGCGCTTGTCAATGACAGCGTTATCTGCAACGTCTGCAAACGACGGGTCTTGCGCTAGAGGAGAATCCTCAGTGTTGATACCCTTAAACGCAGGAGCAACTAGATTAATACTTTGTAGTGGCTGGGCCATACACTAGCTCCTATTATGAATACCAATCAGTTTCGTAAGGGTGCTTCTGTGCGTCCAGAGCGATAGCGTCAGACAGATACGCATCAGCCATAGCAAAGTACTCAGGCGTTGATGTACCGCCTGTCTCGCCTCTCTCACGCGCTGCTAGGGCTACTGCTAAATGTATGACTGGCATTGCAGGTATTAACATATTATCTGTGTCAGCAGCCAAGTCTTCATTACGTAACACACAGTTAAACCTTAGAGTGTAAACACCGTCAGGCTTTGGGTATATGTCTATTTGTGAATCACCTTGGGAGTCAACACCATTGTACGTGTAGAACTGTGGCGATCCACTCGCGGGAGTTTGATTGAGGTACTGATTGTCAAACCATTTAGAAGTACGGTACTCCATAAAAAAGTTAGAAGTATCGTTAATGACATCCAATGCTTTAACACGGTTCTGACTGCCTGTAAGCACATAGTTAAATATGTCTGCCGAAGTTGTAATGGTTAGTGTGGTACGTAAGGCCGACCAGTCCCAAGAAGTCTCTACAAGTTTCTTAGCGTCATTAACAAAGTCACCTATCATCTTGCTATAGGTAGTAGAGTTTACGCTAGTAACTTCCTCTTCTCGTATCCTTCTCAGGACGTTGTTTACCAATTCTAAATATGTCATACTAACATACCCTTGTTAATAATCTCGTTTAGCGGAGCCATGTAGTCTGTCTGTGGTGACTGTATTAAAGCTTGTACTGTAGGGGGTTGATATGTTATTCCATACTGAACAGGATCAAACATGCCTTGCCTTCTTGCTGAACTAGCTGATGAGCCTGACGAAACTGGAGGAGTAACCGTAAAGGCATCTTCTACTTCTTCTTCTTTATCTGGATCTTCTGTTATTGTGTACGGTGGGTCTGATGTTAAGGGATCTTCAACGATCATTCCTTCACCGCCAAAGGTAAATGGATTATCTTCTACTTGCTCTTCTACTTGGTTTTCTATTTGCTCTTCTACTTGGTTTTCTATTTGTTCTTCTTCTTGATCATCATTGCCGCCCCCAGCAGCAGTAAGCATCCCGCCCAAAAGACTTGTAACTTGATTTACCCTGTAGTCCTCTACTGGATCTTCTTGCTCAAATACTTCACTGCCGCCGCCAAAAGTTAAGCCTTGCTCAACAGACTCTCCGTTGTCTACTACAGTTTCATCTACAGTTTCATCTACAGTTTCTTTGGTGTCTTCTACTTGCTGTGTACCAAAGTCTTCAGACTCACCAACTAAATTAGTTTTAGGAACTTCTTTCTCTGGCTCTTCTTCTACGCTAGTTATTGGAGGCGTTGTCTCTTCTTCGCTTTCAAGAAGACCTGAAGCCCAATCAACAATTTCTTGACCCCATACACCAGCAGTCACGATCCCAGCGAGTCCTCCGGGCAAAGATCCGTTTTCGTAAAGTGTACTTAACACGCCTATTGGATCTGTAGCAGCGTTTACAACTTGCTGCCAAACCGTGTCTTTAACTCCTGTAGCCCAGTCGCCAATACTCTCAGCTTCTAGAATTTCTTCAATAGTTCCAATCGTTACTGATCCGGGATTAAAGCCGCCGGGAAGTCCGGGAATAAATATCTGACCTTCAGAGCCAAAGATACCACTAGGGCTTCCAACACTGCCGCCTGCGCTAGGCCACATAACACCGTAGCCACCGTTAAGAATACTTTGCACATCTCCGGTGGGTATATCTATTCCTCCAGCCTCTAAAATTGTTTTTACGGCATCAACCCAGTCCGTAGGCGTCATGTCTTTAATCGCGTCTATACCGCCTTCAACCTTACTAACAACCCAATCCCAAGCATCGTCTACGTTTTCTTCTATAAAGTTTCCTGCCTCATCTATAAAAGAATAAGGCTGCTCTACTACAGGCATTTCGACTTCTTCAACTGTGCTGTCTATAAGCTCAGAGTCGTCGTCGGTAGTAGAGTCTGAAAGCATGTCCTGTTCGTTGTTATATTCTTCTAGCCATTCTTGACCGCGATCATAAGCAGGTGCGTTTTCGTTTAAACCAGCAATATAAGCTACAGCGTCTTCCCCTCTGCGGCATTGACCTCCAGCAAAAAACCCACCTGTTGCATTACATTCCTGTCTTTCGGCTCTGATTTCTGCTCTAGTAACAGCGTTTTGTATTTGAGATGCTCCGGGAACCGAAGTTTGCTGAACGTCCGGTACATAAAAACCTCCGCTTTGTTCAGTATTAACTAGCGGGTCATTCCCGCCTGTCATCGCTCTTTCGCCTGCCATTATTTATCCCTCGCACAGCCTTTGGCTTTCTCAAAGGAGCGCATAGCGCCCAACCCCAACATACCCATAAGCACTGGCATCATCTGACTTAAATCCAAGGACGGCAAAAAAACATCCACACCAGATAGAGTAAGGGTAAAATTCCCAAGAGGGACGCAGATAAAATTAAATGCCATTCCGCTAACACACACCCACCCAACCGCTGGACGCCAT